GGCAATGAAAGTAATTGATAAAAGAACGAAGAAAACTAATGAGGATTACAAGTATGGCGATATTTTAATGTGTTGGGATGATGATCCAGAGAAAGTATATGTTGCATGGGTTGTAGAGTGCACTAAGTTTGCCCCACCTTTATTAGATAGCTCTTGGTCACTAAAGACGGAGGTATCTAAGCTGGACGAACCATGGCAAAAAACCGCTGGTTACGGCGTAGTAATTGGAACAAATGGACTTGAAGTATCTAAGCAGATACGAAAGTTTGAGATACAACTGGTGCATCAGCTTGGTTTAAGCATGGATCTTGATTATCAATACAATCGCATAATCTCTTGTGATCCGAAACTTCTACTAACTTTAGGCGAGTTGCTGAGTGGCTTCTGGGGTGATGACGATGAGAAGAATGATTAGACGTAAGCGCCGGCCAATGGGACTGGAACACCGCATTCAGCTTGACATCATTGCAGCACTAACTATGCACCGTTGCACTGTCTACCGTGGAAATGTAGGCAAAATCAAGATGCAAGACGGCAGATTCTTTAACACAGGTTTGCCAAATGGCTTTCCAGATTTGTTTGGTTGGCGATGGTCTGACAAGCAGTTTTACTTTATTGAAGTAAAAGCACCAAAAGGACGTATCAGACCCGATCAACTGGCATTTCATCAAGATTTGATGCACAGAAAAGTAATCCACGGTATTGCGAGATCAGTTGACGATGCGCTAAAGATCGTTAAGGAAGGCTTGATCGGCTACGGCTATCCAGATTACAAGGAAGCATAAAGATGGTAAGGGCAAGGAGAAAGCAATGTATTTTAAATTAATTATGCTAGTAGTTGCTATATATGTTTGTGGCTTAACAGCCTTTAGCCTTGGCATGATTCTAGCAAACAAAAGAAAAACTTGGTATTTAAAGGTAGCTCAATCATTTGGCATTGTCTGCTTTGGAGTTATTAGCAACCTATATATTTTATGGATGCCACATTGTAAATTGTTTAGTGCGCTTCTTGGAATAGTATTTGTAATCTTGCCAGTTCTAGTGTGTTGGTCAACATTGATATTCGTTCCTGACTTACGGGAAGACTGGTAATGGCTTTGGTGCCGGGGAGTCGGCGGCATGGATTATAAACACGATAAGTAGCAAATAAATTAATTAATGGAGTGATATGAGGATGACAGATAGAGCAGAACAAATGGCACTAGATGACAGTTTAAAGGTTGACGCAAGAGAGACCGCAAGAAATGTGAGGAATTTTCTTACGTTTAAATTTGAACATTTTCAAAATTATGCAGGTTTAAATGTTTCTGATCTGTCTGTTATTGATGATTCACACCTATCTAGCCCCAAAATGGACGCGTCAGGCGTTTCTTCACATGGTGGGATAAATCATACTGAGTCAAGTTTTAACCGCATCATGGAAGCAGAACAAGCATGTAAAGCAATCTATAAAACTATAAAAAATTGTAGAAATGGCGGCAGAACTCCATATCAAAAAATCTTGTCTGAGGCTTACTTGCAAAACATGGAAGATTACAAGATTCAGCAGGAACTAGGCTATGAAGATAGTCAGTACTACATCAAAAAGCGCCAAGCTTTGTGTGAATTTGCTGACAGATTCGAAAAATGGAAAGACTGGTATAGCATCCCCTACTTTAAAGATCTTCACATTTACCGAAAAAATAAAAACGGAGTTTAAACGGACTTTTATCGGAGTACAAGCGGAGTGAAATGGCTATATTATAGTATTGTCGAAAATTTAGGAAGCAGGGTTTTCGATGAAGTGTAGGTACAATGACAATTTGTTTTTCTGTTACGAGTCTTAATAAACCATATATTTATTAAAAAACTCCAATTAACCAGTAACGGCGGCTGGCGCCCTAGACCAGGTTCGATTCCTGATGCTGTTGTAGCCCGTTTATTCGGGCGGAATGGCAATTCTAATTCCATATCCCAAATTTTATAATCACTTTGCCTCATTCGAGGCATTATGAGCTAGCATTCGGTGTAATGCCACATACGTTTTATATAATTGCCTGGTGTGGTGAGGTTCAACTCCTCACTAGCTCTTAGCCGGCGTGGAAAACCGGCACTAAGTATAATAATCATATTTATTAATTGCATAAGTAATAAATTGAATTTTACTCGTCTAGTTTGGGACTGTGTCCCAGAGGTCAAAGCAGTAGTGTTGAGGCACGTTAAATTTAAGTCATTAACAATTTCAACTTGGTGCTTTTGAGTTTTTAACTTGAAAATGTTGCAAGCACCAAGAACCATAGATATGGTATATCACTGACCAAGTTGGTCACGTGTGGGGGTTGGATTCCCTCACTGCTTATATGAGGAAGCGTGTGTATAAACCTATGACAGGGTTCACGCCATTCAATCTATAAATCGACAGCGACGTTCTGCCGGGATACCGACGGAATTTCAGACAAGCCAAAGGGTAATAGCTTTGGTTGACCTACACCGAAAAGGAAATAGGTGTCGTTGGTTGAGTGAGAAAGCATTAAATTATTGATAAAGTAGGCAACAATGTCAGCAGAATTACAATTGCCGGCGGAGATTTAGGCGCTCCGTGTAAAGCAGTCTCACGCTAATCTGGCAGACATGTCAGGGAACCACGAGATAAATGTAAGTTAAAATTCTGGTCCACGATGATCCGCAGAAATGCGGGTATAACTGATACGTGCCGTACGAGTAGCCCAAAACGTGGAAATTACAATACAGGTTTTTGCATAACCATCAATCGCATTGTTGGGTGAAAGTTGGAGGATAAATCCTCACCAAGATTTAAATTAAGCAAGAGATATAAGGCCGCTCCTTATATTGCGACTTGCTTAAACTTGTGACTGAATAATCAACGATTTAACAAGTTCAAGTGGTTAATAGCCACCCGCATAACTAGGAATATAGCCAAAACGGTAAGGCAACGGGCTTTGGTCCCGTAATTTGTTGGTTCGAGTCCAGCTATTCCTATCGTCGGTTCGAAGCTAGCGACGTATAAAATAAAGCAATTATGTGAGGCAATAACCGGTCTTACATAAATGGTTAAGTTAGTCACGCACAGGCGTGCAAATGGTTTGTTAGTCCAGAGGTCTAGGGCACCGCACTGTCTATGCGGAAACGTCGGTTCGATTCCGGCACAGACCGTTGAGGTTGATTTCGTGAGCAAAGTCGGTGGAGGACGTCTGCATTCCGACATAAAGCAGAGAAGGCTAAGAGCCAGAAATTGTAAAAGAGTAGCTTAATGCAAGCATCTTGCACCTCATTTGATCAGGTAGGGAGTTAGCTCAGATGGTAGAGCGTTGCAAGGATCGTGGGTTCGAGCCCCACACTCCCTATTGGGCTGTAAAAGGCTCAAATATATGCTCTTTTTGAAGTTCAAAATTTATTCATTTCTAACCCTTCTAACTGTTATCCATATAGTTAGGAAACCACAGTACGACTGTGGCTTTTAGACTCATTGCTAAGCGGCAAGCGGCTGCTCTCCAAAACCAGTAATCTAGGTTCGAATCCTAGCGAGTCTGTTATAAAACTAAATACACATTGAAGACATCACACGTAATGTGCGATGTTTTTTTGCATTTTTAGGAGCTTAAACATGTATCACAAGAAACCAGATAAGCCAGACAAATCGCTAGCCAAGTGGGTTGAAGAAAAGAACAGCAAGGCTACACCAAAAAGAAGCGGTTTTTGGCACGAATCGAAATATCGCCCACCAGAGGACGACATCAAAGAAGCTGAAATCAAGCAAGATGAACCAGAATTAATCATTCCTATACCGAAATCAGTAGTACCAAGTATTGAGGACTACGAGAGCACGTTTTTGCATAAGGAGGATCAAGAAAGTATGCAAAATAAGACATTAGTCAGCAAGTTAACTGATGAAAGACAACACTTACAAGATGATTTATTAAAGATTGATAACAAGATTATCAATCCGCTAGGCGTGTCAGACTATCAGGTTAAATTGTTGAAGATCCAGCGTAATGCGATGATGACCGTGGTCAACGTCTTAGACATGCGTATCAGCGATTTAAGCGTGGAGGGCGATTAATTGACCCCAGAAAAGTATTACGAGCTTAGAAAGCATTATAAGCTGGTCAAAGAAGCTGAACATTTAGTTAAGTACAATACCAGCAACAAGGTAGTAGACATGATTAAATTTGTGGCGTTTAAACAAAAAGCGGGCATGATGCCACAAGAGTACATAGAAAAGTATGGAGATTCATGGAAGGACTAAGACACCCGCTGACACAAGAAAATAAGACCATAGGTGAGGCCGTGGCACATAAACATAGAAGATACCGCGGCGTTAAAAATCCGCTTAGAGGGTCATTATTAGAGCGCAGAATACAACGCGCCATTTATTGTGTTGAAAATGACGTAGATAAAGAATTTATTGATTGGTTTGTCGCTGATACAGGGATGCAACCACAAGAATTCTTAGACAAATGGAGTAAAAAATTAGGCATATGAAAAAATTGAAGAGGATGCTACGGAATAGGCATATTAGCAAATTTTGTAGTGTGATTTTAGAAGATTTAGAGAGGGCCTAAAAAATGGGGCTATTCGTTGTCTTATGGTTCCGGTAATTTGGAAAAAGCAAAATTTTCTCGTTTTAAAGACCTTTCTTCAAATTTGAATGACCGATATGAGAAAAGCTTTAATTCTGCTGTTCAAGAATATAAGGACTACTTAAAAAGAAAGTAGGTATATTCATGGGTGGTAGATCGAGTTCTTTTAAGTCAACTAAAACCGGTGCTTCATATGTCCGCCTTCGTAATCAGGCTAGGCAGGCAGCTACGAAAGCTTTTGATAATAATGAAAATATTCATAAAAAATTTGGTGAAATTGAAGTAAAGCGTGTTAGCAAAAACAGAATATTAGTTAAAGGAAGAAATGGACAAATTTCTACGGTTGTGCCTGACTGGAATATGACAAAAGACAATATGGAGACAAATCCTCGCTTTAAAAAGGCTGCTTTTGTAAATCATTACATGAGTGAAGAGGATATTAATTACTTGCTTCCCAAGTAAGTTAAAAATAAGTTAAGAGATCAATTACTGGTGGAAGAAACGACTCGTTTAGCAGAAAAACAGGTGCATCCCTGAATTAAAGCTTTTTGGCTCTGGCGAAACTAAGATCATATAACAAATAAAGGCTATTCACCTCCCGTAATTAAATGAGGAGGTGAATAGCCTTGTCAGAAATTATTCTTACTTTGATCATTATACTTCTGATAATTGTTGCGATCAAGTCGTAACGCCAGAGCCAAGGGCGCTCGCCCTTGTGCGGTCGAGCGCCGCTAATAATATAAAAGTATTGAATTGAATATAAATATGCGTTGCTGAGAGATGACGCTTATTTTTTATGCAAAAAATCTTTTCAATTATAAAAAGTTAGATGGAAACATTACTCAATTCCTAATTTAGCTTTAATACCATCTGCTAGGATGGCTGAAAAATTAAGACCTGCCTCTTTACCTTCTTCATTTAAATAGTTAGGGATGGTTAAGGTCTTTTTGACTACACGGTTATCATTTTTTCGCTTATATTCCGAAATATTAACAGTAACCAAAGTAGCAATTTCATTGTTTTTGGTTTTAGGAATTTTAGCATTTGATTCAGGTAAATCTTCTACCAGTGACATGGTTCCGATTAAATCTTTCCCCATATCAATTGCTTCTGCAATAGTTCTTCCTTGGGTATCACGGTCAAGGTCTGGAACATTGACCGTATATTTGATTTTAGGGTCATCAGTTGGAGTTATAACGATTGGAAATACAACAATTTTATCTTTTTTCATAATTAACAATTTAAGATGGTACACGAATAAGGGGTATTGCCCCTTATTTTACCCTTTAAGATTATTTCGCTTCATAATCTTTTCCCAAGTGACTTTGTTAAGATCACCGTGGCGAGGAATTGATTCTGAATGATGACCGTTGGTATAAATATCATGATTATGACCATGACGGTCGAACCACCAGCCATTTTCCTTTAAAACTTTAAGGGCATCTCTTCTTTTTACCATCTTATTTCTCCTTTCACATATTATAATACACGTGTTTAATACGTATGTCAATATAAAATGCAGATTAGTTTAATTTTTTTAGGAGGTGAAGCTAGTTTTGGCAGAGCAGAAGTTAACAATTAAACAAAAGAAGTTCGCCGATGAATATGTCAAGACTGGCAACGCCACAGATGCCGCTATTAAGGCAGGATACAGCGAAAAATATGCTCACACCAATGCTAATAAATTACTACAAAATACTACAATCAAAGCCCGTATTGACGCTCAAATGCAAAAGCTCGAAGACGACAAGATTATGAAGGCTGATGAAGCTTTGAAACTGATTACCGCAATTGCACGTGGTGAAGAGACTACGACGGTTGAGACAAAAGACGGTTTTTGGTTGACCGTACACCCAACTATCACAGAGAAGCAACGTGCTAGTGAAGCCATCTTGAAGCGCTATCCATTATCTGATATGGATAAAGCCCAGATTAAGAAGGCACAGGCAGAAGCCATTAAGGCGCAGGCTGAGGCACAGGTAGCAAAGGCACAAGCCGAACAACTCCATACGGTTGCTGACAAGACCCGTGAAAAGATGGACAAGTTGAGTATTGATGAATTGCGTAATTTAGCAAAGCTAGCAGGTGAAGACGATGATTAAGCTGACAGCCGCCGAAAAGAACGGAATTGCGCTAGCCGCAAAGGAATCACTTGCGCGTAGAAGTTACAGTGATTACTTTCTGCTGGCTAATCCCAGCATGCGGATGTATCCACATACCAAGCTGATCACAGATAAGCTTCAAAAAATAGCCAATGGTGAACAGCATTTCTATATAATTTCCATGCCGCCACAGCATGGAAAGAGCCTAACCATAACAAAAACTTTTCCAAGTTATTATTTAATGAAATATCCAGATAAGCACGCCATGATAGTCGCTTACTCACAAGACTTATATAGTCAGTTCGCGGCAAGCAACAGGCGTGCTTTTTCTGATTGGTCAGGTCCACTATTCAATTTAAAGACAGGCAAGAACACGGCTCAGCAATTCAATATTGTTGATCATCGTGGCGGCTTTTATGCAACGTCTATCCTCGGTGGTGCGACTGGTATGAGTGCCAACTTGCTAATCGTGGATGACCCTATCAAAAACGCAGAAGAAGCTGGATCACCAACTATCAAGGACAAAATCTGGAATGAATGGTTACTGACATTCAAGCCAAGACTTCAACGTGGCGGTTCAGTGATCGTAATCATGACCAGGTGGCAACAGGATGACTTGGCAGGTCGTTTGCTTGATAATTCAAGTTTCAACTGGGAAGAAATCAAGCTTCCTGCTATTGCTACAGGACTTGGACCAGGTGAGACTGATGTGCTCGGTCGTCACAATGGTGATCCATTATGTCCTGATCTTCATAGCCTAGATGAACTGCTCGGCAACAAGCACGACATGGGTTCTCAGAAGTTCACGGCACTGTATCAGCAATCACCAACGATTGAATCAGGTAACATCTTCAAACGTGAATGGGTGAAGTTCTATGTGCCTGACAGAGAAACACAGATAAGACTTCACTTAACCGACAAGGACGCAAAGATATTGCCTAAACACTTTGATACATCTGTTCAAGCATGGGACGCAACATTCAAAAGCAAGGAAAACGATGACTTTGTTGCAGGTCAAGTTTGGTCAAAACGTGGTGCTGACTTGTATTTGAGACCTGGTTGGTGTCACAAGCGTCTGTCATTTACTGAAACACTGGATGCTATCAGAGCAATGACGAGGTTTTACCCGGATGCAGTCACAAAGCTAGTCGAAGATAAAGCCAACGGTCCTGCGATTATCGATGCACTTAAACACGAGATACCAGGTATTGTTGCTGTCTCACCAGGTAGCGACTCAAAGGAAGCAAGAGCAGCATCAGTCAGTCCGGTATGGGAATCAGGCAACATCTATGTGCCACATCCAAAGTGGCGACCTGAAATCGAGGACTGGCTTGAAGAAATCTTTGCATTTCCTAACGCAATGCACGACGACAACGTTGACTCGATGGTTTACGCAGTTAAGAGACTTCACGACAACCATAGTCGTGGACCAGTTATCAGATATTAGAAAGGAGGAAACATGGGACTATTTAGCAGAAGAAAATCAGAACCGAAAAAGAGAACCATTGTTGGTGACGGCATCGACCTTGATCCGTTTACCAGTTATGACAATCTAGGCTGGCGAGTGGTTAATGATGAACAAGACTACGATGCACTGCACAATGAGACAAAACACAATGCCATTGCTCGAAGAATCGTACATAAACCAGCCGAAGATGCTACCAGAAATGGCTTCCGAGTAATCGTAGAAGGCGATCCAGAACGCCAAAAGATGTACCAACGGCTTCATTATGATTTGAAGACCACACAAGCCTTGTCTCAGCAACTTGTTTATCAACGTGAAGGCGGTGATGGTTATATCACTATTGGCGTTAATGAAAATGATGATGCTGATTCAAGTAAGCCACTTGATCCAACCACAGTTGAAAAAGTTCACTTCATTCATGCGTTCGGGCAAAACCATGTTGACAAAGTTCTAAGCAATGATGACCCACTCAGTCCTAATTATGGCAAAGAGCAAGCGATCGTACTTAGAACTCAAAACGCAGGTTACAAAGTTGATCCTAATGGTACTCAAACGCCGAATACTCCGAGAAACACTCCAAGAGTTATTGATCAAAGCCGGTATTGGCACATTGCACTTGATAAGTCGATTGATGATGAAACAGGTACATCAATCTTGACCAGATGTCAGGATCAACTCAAAGCAATGGATATCGCACTTGAATCGACTGGAAAGATGTTACGTGAATTTACATTCAAGTTTTACAAGTCTGATCAGTTGATGGAAGAAGGAGACGCTGACTTTAAACGTGATAAGCGTGAGATTAGCCAAGTACTTAATACAGAAGCAATGGCGTTTGGTCATAGTCAAGACAGTATTGAAAAGGTAGCAACACCAACCGGCGGTATTGATTTGCTTTACAACTTCGTATGGCAACAGCTTAGTGCTGCATGTGGTATTCCAAAATCTGTTCTAACTGGTGAACAAGCTGGGACATTAGCTGGTGCATCACAAGATGTCATCAACTACTACGACAGCATCAAGGCAATTCAGACCAACTTGTTAAAGCCTGAAATTGAACAGATCACTCGTATTTTGATGTACGCAAACGGTGATGACCCTGATCAACTTGATTGGAAGATCGTATTCAATGACTTACAAACCATGGACGATAAGACAAACTCAGAAATCTTCATGAACCAAGCTAATGCTTACAGTAGTTTGATTTCTAACGGCGTTCTTGCACCGGACGAAGTCCACGACATGCTAGCAGGTCAAGACACCAACCCTAACCCAGCAATGCAGACAGCAGGTGACAGTGTTGATGCTGAAACTGTAAAGAACATTGTGGATAACTATCAAAAAGACAAGAAACGAGCTGAGAAACATGACGACTCATAGAAGAATGCCTCACACTCGCTATCCTCGCAATCTTGAAGATGCTTATCGAAGACGCATCGTTAGATTGGTTTATCAGTGGCGCAAAGTCGCTATGGAGTATTTCAACGTCTATATGGGGGACTACTTCAAAGGCGGTACTCAAATTGTTGGTGATGCACCTAAAAAGAACAATCCGACTGAAACAGAACAACAGAATGTACTACATAACCTCGATGCTATGGGCTACACGATCAAACAAGCCACTAGTGATGCAACTATTCGCAAAATTGCTGAACAGTTTGTTAGAACGATTGATATGTTTAGCTACAACAACGTTGCAATGCAGATTCGGATAGCTGGTATCAACCCAATACGTGATAGCCCTGAATTGACCAAGATATTTAACGCACGAGTTGCTGAGAACGTCCAACTGATCAAGTACATGAAGGATCGATATGCAGACAGCATCACTGGTGTCATCTCACGAGCTATCTCAAATGGTGACGGCACCGGTGTAATTACAAAAGAAATCGTTAAACAAACTGGTATGTCAGTCAGACATGCTGCACTTGTTGCTAATGATCAAACCGGATCAGCGCTTGCTAAGTTCAATGAGAGTCGACACAAAGCGGCGGGCGCAAAAGATTACGTCTGGCAATCAATGGAAGATAACCGAGTACGGCCCAAACATCAAGAACTAGATGGCACTCGTCAAACCTACGACGATCCAACTGGCGGTGATGATGGACAGATGCCTGGCGAACCAATCAACTGCCGCTGTGTGGCTGATCCGATATTTAGCTTTTATTAGGAGGTAAGACATGACAGATAACAAACCACTTTTCGGTATTAACTCAGAGAAAGTAACAGTTGACGCACCAAAAACCACAAAAGATGCGCCAGAAGTAGCAGTTAATCACGAAAAAACTGCGTTAAACGCTCAATCAACTCCAAAAAAGGAGGTGAAACGAGTGGCAAAGAATGGATTTGATTACACAAATTGCAAAACCTACACAGTTAAGGAAGGTCAAACCTTACTTGATGTTGCAAATGAAGTCTTAGTTGCCTACCAACAACTACGTTACTTCAACGGCTTATCCAAGACCAACCCAGTTGTTAAGGCTGGTCAAGTGATCTACATTCCTGATCAAGCTATCAACGTACCACTTGGTAAGTAATGATTACGAGGTACGACTCATCAACAGTCAGCGCTATAACAAAGGATCCAATTACAGGTTACATTCACGCCAGAAACGTGCCTATCGCACGAGCTGGCGTTTTTAAATACCTGAAACCGGATGGCACTGTTCGTCATGAAGCCAAACTGCCAGAGGATATCTTGTCTGACAGCACGGTGGCGAGTGCAAACAACAAGCCAATCACTGACAATCATCCAGAAAATGAAGCTGGTCAGCGAATCCTAGTTGATAAGAGCAACACGAATACTTTGATGAAAGGTCTTACTGCGTCGAATGCCCATGTAGATGAGGCAGACGGCACAGTTCGAGTTGATTTGACGATTACCAACCCTGATTTGATTAACAAGGTCGATAACGGCAAGCGTCAACTCAGTATTGGCTTTCAAACGCAGGTCGTGCCTCAAAGCGGTGTCTACAAGAATACTGAATATGACTCAGTACAAAAAGACATCACTATCAACCACGTTGCTGTTGTTGATGTGGCAAGGGAAGGTCCAGACATTTCACTTGATAGATCAGTTGTCGGCGATAGTGCCGAAATGATCGGTGAGCTGGACGATTTTAGTAAAGAGAAAGGGCAAAAACCACAAATGGATTTTGAAAAGGTACGCATTGGCGATCAAACAATCAAGGTCGCTACCGATGATGCTGATAAGTTGATCAAGTTTGACTCTGACAATTCAGCAAATCAAAAGAGAATTGATGAACTTAACGCACAAATCAAGAAATTAACTGATGAACGTGATTCTTTGAAAAGCGGCAATAAGCAAGCTGAAAACGACAGGTCAGAAGCACAAGCCAAAGCCGATAGTCTTGAAAAAGAATTGCAAGGTTATCGTGACAAGGTTGAAGGCGACGGTTTAGACAAGTTGGTTGATCAACGTATGGGCTTGATCGATGATGTGAAGTCTATCGTTGGCGACAGCTTTGATCCTCACGGCAAGTCAGAAAAGGAAATGAAGATTGAAGCTATCAAGAGCGTTGATGGTGATTCCGCTGAAATTGATGGCAAGGATGACGTTTACGTTAATGCTTACTTCAATGCAGTAAAGAACCGCAAACAATCACACTTCGTTGGTGCTACTGTTCACGACTTCAAGGGTGACAGTGCTGAGAGTAATGTTTCAGTTAACCAAATGCATGAAAACTTCTACAACCTTGCAAACAAGAATAAGGGAGGTAACAAGTAATGGCAATTCCTGATGGAACCATGTACCACGACGGTCATCTATCCGCCGGTACAGTTGAAAGACAATACGAAGTCTTAACAGAAGTCGCTAGTGCCGATATTCCATTCGGCGCTGGCGTTTCTTTAGTTAACGGTCAAGCAGTTACAGCTACTAAGGCACCTATCTACGGCGTTGCAGTAAAGCGTGGCTACTTAGACGTTGACCACTTCTATGAAGACGACATTGAAAAAGATAAATGGCATCCAGGAGAAGTTCTCGGTGTTCTTACTGATGGAACTATCAATGTTCCGGTTAATGAAGATGTCGACCGTGGAGAACTTGCCACTGTTGATGCTGACGGTTCATTTAAACCGACCACTGCGGACGATGCAGTTGGTCGGTTTTTAAGTTCGGCTGATAAAGGCTCAACTGCACGTCTTTTAGTCCGCACTCGTTTTGGTGGCACTACCGGTGGCGCTGACCCAACCAAGGACGATGCACACGCAATTCAACCACCTGAAACGCCAACCCCAGCATCTGAAACCAAGAAAAATTAGGAGGTAATGAGTTAATGGCTCAAATGGGAGTTGCAACTAAGGAACAATTAACCTATATCGATCAAACTATTTACGATCCAAAGACTGCTCCACTAGTTGCTTTGCAATTATTTAGCACTATCAAAGTATACCCAATCCAAATGTCTTACAGATACAAGGTTCGTTCAACTAAGGCAATGGCACAAGCCTACGCAAACCGTGGCACTGACATTCCAGTAGTTGACGAAGGTTTCAAGGAATATGAAGTTCCAATTACTCAATCAGCATTAGCTTGTGAGTACTCATGGATGGAACTTCAAGAAGCACAAGCAGCTAACGTCAACTTGCTTGCTGATCAAGCTGCTCTTGTTGCTCGTGGTCTTGCTGAACGTCGTGACCGTATCATTTTCAACGGTATGGATATTGGTCCTAACACTAAAATTATTGGCTTGACTGACACTAATACAGATGTGACCGGCTTCCAACAATTAGCTCTTGATGGTGACCACGCACTTGATAAGTTGGCACAAGACACAGAAGACGGTGCCTTGAAGATGCGTAATGTCTTACGTGAAGCAGTCCAAAAGATTACTCACTTGATTGGTTACGCAAACGCAAAGCCAACTTTATTGATGCCACAAGCCGAAATTGACTTGCTTGATAACCCAGTATCAAAGCTTCGTCCTGACATCACTGTTAGAGACATGGTTTCTCAATACTTTAGTTCAATTCAAGCTGTTCCTGAACTTGAAGGTCAATACTGGCATGCAAAGAACGCTTCAAAGGCTGACAAGCAAAAAGATATGGCTATTGTCTGCTTAACTGACGAGGACATTGCACAAATTCCAGTTGCAATGGAAATGACTCAATTACAACAGGAATACCACGACGGTGTTACTAAGATTCCTTATGTTGAACGTCATGGTGGTTTGGCAGTTCGCTACCCATCGGCATTCGTTCAAATTACTGGTATCAATACACCAACTGCTAATTAGCTAAAGGAGGGGAACTATGAACACTGATGATCCAGTGGTACCGATCACTGCATTGAAGAACGCAGCACCTAAATTAACTCAGAGCATGTCAGACGACACTCTCAAAGAGCTAATTCACGATGCGACCGTTAACACATTGGCGGATGTTTTCCCTCAGCCAGTTGACGGTAAATGGAATGACATTACGCTTACAGCGATCAAATATCTGGCTCTGCACTTGGCTAGCATGGATACTTCTGCTGGTCAGGGTATTTTGGATGAAAAAGTTGCCGTCTTGGAACGTAAATACGAGTCCAAAATTGGCAAAGATTGGCTCCATTCAAGCGTTTGGGGCCTTTACTACTACCGCTTATGGAAGTTATTCTGCGGTGGCAGTAATCGATATGGAGTAGTGCAACATTGAGTATCAAAATCACTGATGATAAAAGCGATTGGGACGCAATCAAGCACGAAATCGACATATTAAATCGCTACATGGTCGTAATTGGTTTTTGGGGTAACGATCGATTGATCGAAATTGTATCTGCATTGGAATATGGCGCTGATATCAAGCCACACAAGCCGGATGGCTGGTTAATCATACCAAGTAAAAATGATGAACTTGGTGAGGATGGCTTACCTATGAGCAGTAGTGAATGGGACGAAAAACATCCTGATCAGCAACTGTTCCGACCAGGTGGCAAGAAAGGTGCTCATGTCCTAGCGGTCAAAGATGCAAGCAGTGATACAGGCTTCAAGATCATCTTTTATTTGATGAAAGAAGTCAAAATTCCTTCAAGACCGTTTCTTCGTAAGACTTCGATTGAATATGAACAAAAGTACATTCGATTGACACAGGTCGGAGTCCAGCGAGTGTTTGAAGGTCGTGCTACAGGAAAAGGCTTACTTGACAAGCTAGGTGCTGTCGCTGTTGCTGACATTCAGCATGAGATGCGCAGGCTGTATAAGCCAGGCAACGCACCAATGACTATCGATAACAAAGGTTTCAATAATCCATTGATCGGTAAACATGCTGGCGGTCAAGGTGGGGCACTCATTAACAAAATCACTTATAAGATCATTCCGAAATAGGAGGACACTATGAGTTTTTACATGGATGTAGCTTCGATGTTGGACGATTACGGCGTTGATATCGAAGTTCGGAAATCAGACAAACCACACACAGGCAAAAAAGAGCTTGTGGGTGGTTTTTTAATGTCTGACGATCAATCTACCTTAATCGATGAAAAAACAGCAGAGAAACGACATGAGCCGGTTATTCCGGTTAATCAGTTGACATCACAACTCATTCAATATTTAACCGGCGGTACTCAAACCAATGCAGACCTAATGTGGCTGTCATCTGGGAAGTACTACGTTCACACAATGGTCAATGTCCCATCACAGGGTGGTTTATTTGAAGTCACTAACTCTTCTAACTATCAGGACTATTCAAACCTGATCATTTACGAATTGAAGGGAGATGACGCACACCAACATGGAAATTCAACTCAAAGATAATCTTCTGCTGACTTATATCATTCAGCAACTGGTTAAAGAGCGTCTTGATTGCGATCTGCTCTATCAGAATTTAGTTTCTGACCGTCCACAATATCCTTTTGTCACTTATTCGTTTATTGTGCCGGAACAGGAAACAACAGGCGATTGGTTGGGCATGGGACGACAGTACATCTCACACCTACAAATTGATTGCCATGCTGACAACGCCATTCAAGCGATGAATATGGCAAACGACCTTTACAGTGCATTTCAAAGCAGTGTTTATCGTAACTACTTTGAGCAAGCGGATATTGACCCACAGAATTTTACGAACACAAGCGACAGAACAGTCAGAGTTGGTACCTATTACGACTATAGGTTCGGCTTTGATTGTTCTTTTTTAGTGTCCAATGGCGGTCATGTTTACTCACCGGATGACCTCCACTTCCAAGCTCAGCCGGAAACAGAAATCAATACAGTACAACTCAGCGACGCTGGTGACAGTGAAGTTATCAGCGCCAATGGAAAAGAAAAGGAGCAATAGCAAGTGGTAGAAACCATTACAGACGTTCGTCCTTTTACGAGAGTTAAGGACGTTGACGTAGAAATGACTGTTGTCAAGCCATCTGCAATTATCGGGCTTGGCAATCTTCTTATTTTGCATGAAGTTGACGCAGGCTCATCTTCTACAGCACCAAAGCCTGCTCTTGCTGATACTGGCACCGGCAAGGATACGCCAGCTAAGAGCGATACAGGCAAGACTACTGGCACAACTGATGGCAAGGCTACTGATGATGGCAGCAAGACCATCAATGTACCAAAGATCACACCAGTTGCGCCAGTAACTGGTGTACCTGACAAATTGGAACCCAACGACGTATTGAACGGCGTATTAAGCCGCAAGACTGATCCTTATACCGGTGCTCAATACGTTGAATACGCAACAGCAGACGCAGTTGGCGCTTACTACGACAAGACTGATCCAATTTACATCAAGTCAGACAACTACTTCATGCAAGAAGCAGCATCTGACCGTATTGCCGTATTGAATTATCCAAAGGGCAAGCTTGCTGACGCTTTGAAGGCATTCTGGTATTACAACTGGGCCTTCATGATCTTTGATAAGTCACAATTCACAGACACCACCCCAAGTGATGACGCAATTATTGCATCTAACATCTGCGAAGCTAACAAGGATCACTTCTTAGTATTGCAAGCTACTCAACCAGCCGCATACGTAACCTTCTATGCACAAAACTACACCATCGGCTTGATTCACGACTTATCAGAACCAATGGATGCAGCTCTCATCGGTGCAACCGCCACCTTGACAGTTGGCTTAGTTACCTGGAAGTTCAGAAAGCTTAAGGGCATTACTGCTGACCAAATCACTGTTCAAGAAAAGTCAGCTATCGACCGTGTTCACGCTATTGCTTACATCGAAGTAAGCGGACAAGGCGAAACATCAGAAGGCTGGGTATTGTCTGGTGATTACATCGACTCACTCCACGGCGATCTTTGGGTAAAAACCAATATGGGCGACAAGATCCAAAAGTACTTGCAAAACACCGACAAGGTTCCATATGACCAACGAGGCATTAATGCACTCGCCGCCATTTGTAGCCAAGTCCTCCAACAAGCCTACGAACAAGGAATTGTTTTGGAACAAGAAGTATACGACTCAAACACCGGTGAAACTCAATCAACTGGCAAGGGGGATTACTCAGTAACCGCCACTCCACGTTCAGCTCAAAGTCAAAAAGACTTATCAGCTCGTCACTACGGTGGTTTGAGTTTCAGATACCACCGTTCAGGTGCTATCCACACCGTTCTCGTACACGGCACTGTTCAATCTGATACTTTCACTAATTCAAAAGCTTAAAGGAGGAGTAACACATGGCAAGTTTTAACTCAGCCGAAACCGGCTTGATGGCAAAATACAACGCCAATGACACCACTTTAATGGTTGACGGTGAATTGATGTATGGTTTTGCGACAGATACCATGATTTCCGTTGCCTACGACAACGACAATGTTACTGTCGCACAAGACCCACAAGGCACCGCTGTTGCCTCAATCAACAACAAAACCGGTGCCACATTGACTGTCAACTTGAACGAAACTTCACCAAGCAACGCCAAGTTGACTGAATTGGCTAACACACGTGCAGAATTTCCACTCGATTTGAGAACTTCAACAGTTCACCAAACCGCCACACACTGCTACATCTCAAAGATGCCAGACAACACCGCAGCACAAAACGCCGGTAATCGTGCATGGCAAATTCACGCACTTAACCTTGATACTGAATCCTTAGTCGGTCGTTAGTATCGAGAATGGCTTTCACGCTTACAAAACAGAAATTAAAAATTAAAGGAGAAAAACTATGAGCGAAGAAATTCAAAACCAAAACGTAAATAACAACCAATCAAACGAAGATAAGGCTAGCCAAATGGCTACTGAAAGTAAGAACTTGCAAGACATGATGGCTTTGATTGATAAGCAAGAAAAGTCTAGTGAAATTGCTTCACTTACTGGTAAGCCTACTTTCTTAACTATCAATAAGGGCAAGAAGAATGAATACACTATCGAAGTAATTTTTCCAGGTGTAGCAAAAGCTTCAAGCTTACGTGATGACGCAAGAACTGCTCTTGGTGCCATTGATCAAACCTACTTCATGAAGAACGTTGCTATTAAGGAATTGATTGTACGTCCAAAGATTTACTCTCTCGATTGGTTTGACAAGCGTGGAGGCTATGACGATGCTTACAACAAGATTTTAGATTGGTTTCAATCAAGCATTAATGGGGAAGGCTACACCGAAGAAGATTAGTGATTTGGCTTCTGATCCTGCAACGTGGTTACCACAGTGTTTGGTAATGCACGGTGTTCCCGAATCATGGATCAATCATGCAACGCTCGACCAATTAAGAGTGATGTGGGAAGTAGTCAAAAAAGACTTGAAATATCAGACATATTTAACCGCTAAAGATCAAGCACGAATTATGGCAAAAGGCATTGCGTTGGCATTTGGCGGTGAGGACAGTTAAAGCCTAATAAGGCTTTCTTATTTTGCACAAGAAAGGATGAGATAGATGGCAGGACGACATGTTGGTATTGATATCGGCGTTAGAGTTGATAATTCAGTATTCGATTCAGTTGATAGACGTATTGATAAAGTTAAAGCTAATGCAGAACAACTTAATCGGGTGTTGTCACGTACCAAGATGCCAGATTCTGCCGCTAATGGCTTAGACAAGCTTAATCGTGCATCAGGTGAAACTAAAACACAGATTGACAGGTTAGCTAATAGTTATAAGCAAGTTGGCACTAATAACAATCTCAATCGTGCGCAAAGTGATCTGTCTGGTATTGCTGATAAGGCTAAGAAAGCTACTGAATCAACTGACCAATTAAAGCAGTCAATGAACCGTGCTCATGAATCATCAAAAGCACTTGGTGATATGGGTAGCGGTTTTGATCGTGCTAGAGGATCATCTGACAGAGCTAGAGAAAGCTTTGATAAGACTACCGGTTCATCAAATAAGTTAAAGAGTGGCTGGGACCGCTTGAAAGGTGCTGGATCAGCATTGGTTCAAGTCGGTTCATCTATTGCTACTGCGATGGTTCCAGTTGCCGCTGCATTCATGAAGGCCAATGGCGAAGCAACCAAGTTGGCTGATGAATACAACGTTATCAAGAACTTGCAGGAAACCGGTGGTGATTCTCCGAGAGCAGCTAGAAGAAATACTCGTGAAATTCAGGCTGAAAACCGGCGTTTGTCTCTTCGTTATGGTGTTGATCAAAACGAATTGGCTAGAGGCTCTGAGCAACTGCTCAGACGTGGTTATTCCGGTCAACAAGACTTAGCTGCTCACAAGTACTTTTTGCAAGCCGCTCGTGCTACTAACGAAGATTACAACTCAATCGTTAACTCAGCTGCACCTATGCTGGAACAGTTTGGCTATAAGTCCAGAGCTGGTAATAGTGTAAGACGTATGTCTAAGTACACAAGAGATGTTTTGAACAAAGCCGCTTACGTTGCTGACTTAACTTCCGGTGACGTTGGTGGTGAAAGTGGTTTTGGCGAGTCCTTCAAGATGATGGGTAGTGCCGCTCATTCAAATGGTCAAACTATCGATACTATGCTGGGTGCATTGGGTACGTTATCTAACTACGGCGAAGAAGGTTCGAGTGCTGGTACTGGTATGCGTCAGATCATCACTAGATTGATCAAAGCGCCACATAGTACTGCGATGCTAGGTGCCTTGCATGATTTGGGTATTAATCCTAATAGCTTGTACACCAGAAATGGTCACTTGAAACAGTTAGGAACCATCTTTGAGATGCTGAATCGTGCGTCTCGTGGTAAGAAATCTAATCGAGTATCATCCGACCTGCAAACTTTATTTGGTCAAACAGGTTTCAATGATGCTCAGATTTTGATGAATCACTACGGTGACATGCAACACAATGTCCGAGAATCTCAAAATGCTGCACGTACTGGCTATATTTCAAGGCTGTCAAGAAAGAACATGTCCTCATTGCAGAACCAGTTAGCTAGAACTAAGCAACTTGCTACTGATATGGGTATGAGCTTTGCAAAGGAAGTCGCACCTGGTATCAGCAAGGCTCTTGGCTATGCTAACAAGCTACTTGAAGCTATGCGAGGTATGCCAAAGCCAGTTAAGACTGCTGCTGCTTATATAACAGGTATTCTTGGCACATTGGGTGCGTCCAAGTTAGCCAGTGGTTTCTTAAAAGCTAATTTCGGTATTGGTAACGGTAAAGGAATTGGCGCTGGTATAGGTAGACTACTGTTGGGCAAAGAGACCGGTGTACGTCCACGAGACCCGGTTACAGGTCAATACATCAAAGGATCATCTCGCCAGGGTGGCTTAATCAATGCACTGAAAGGTAATTCATTCGGTGGCATGTTCAAGCTCGGCAGAGTCCAGCCTGGTGAGCTAACAGGTAAAGCACTAGTTGGCAGACGATTGCTTGGCGGTGCTGTTGGTGTCGGAACTGCATTAGATGTTGGCTATCAAGGCTTCCAAGCTTACAAAGATCGACACAATGCAGCTAAGAGATCAGTAGACATTGGTGGCGCTGTCGGTACAGGTGCTGGTGCCATCATTGGTGGCATTTTCGGTGGTCCTATTGGTGCTGCACTTGGCGCACAAGCTGGTAAACTCTTTGGTCGAATTGGTGGTAGTGCTGTTAACAGCTTTGTACATGGCTGGCAACGCAAAAAGCCACCAAAGAATTTCTGGTCGCTTGAAAACCTTGGCTGGTCTACTAAAGACACATTCAGTAAGATTGGTAGATGGGGTGGTCAAGTTGGTAAGTCTATGGGCAGAGCACTTGGCAAGGCTGGTTCATTCGTCAAAAAGAATGGCAAGCAATTAGCCTTAACTGCTATTGCTCCGTGGGCTGGTATTCCTGCACTTTTATACAAGAACAACCCTAAATTCAGAAAATGGGCTAATAGCGTTGGCAAGACTATCCAAAATGGCTTCAAAGGAGCCGTTAAGTGGGTAAAAGACCTACCAGGCAACATCCATAAAGGTTGGAATCGTGCTGTCGAGGCTAGCCACAAGTTCTTCAAAGATTTACCTAAAAACTTAGATAAAACCAAGAAGAGTGTTGGCAAATGGGCTAGTCAAACAGGCAAGAATATCTCAAGGGCATGGCAACGTGGCAAGAAAGCTACTGTTAACTTTGTCAAAGGCATTCCAGGTAACTTAGCTAAAGGTGCCAAGAGTGTAGCAAATTGGGGTAGTCGTACCGGTCGCAATATTCAAAAGACTTGGAACAAAGGTGTCACTGGCGTAAAGAAGTTTGTCGGTGGCATTCCTGGTCAGTTAAACAGAGCACACAAGAGTGTAAGCAACTGGTCTGGCAAGGTTGGCAACAGTATCCAAAGCGGTTGGAATAAAGGCAAAAAGGCAGTTGGTTCTTTTGTTTCTTCAATTCCAGGTCAATTAGGTAAAGCCTATAAAGCAGTCAAAGATTGGGCTGGCAAAGTCGGCAATACAATAAAAGATGCTTGGAACAATTTCTGGGGTAAAGCTGGCGATATCCGTAAAGGTATCACTAATAACCTGAAAGGTTTTGGTAATGACTTAAACCGTGCGGCTGGTGGTTCTGGTAAAGCCTTCAAGTATGAGAAGATCAAATCTCATGCAACTGGTGGCTTAATCGGATCAGCTCATAGAGCCTTAGTTGGTGAAGCCGGTCCTGAATTAGCCTACAGAGCCGGATCAAACGCACGTCTTTTAGGTGCTAATGGTCCTGCCATCACTAAGGTGCGTCCAGGTGAACACATTCTTAATGCAAGAGACACTCGCAAAGTCATGGCTGGTGGTTTAGGTCGTGGCTTAACTCTCAAAGGTTATGCCACTGGTAACACTAAGCTTGGTCAAACCACCAAGACAGTATCCAAGGATTACAAGAAGATCACTGATGACGCTACTAAGTCTTTGAAGAGTTTAAGCAAGAACAATGCTTCAAGCTGGTCAAAGATTAACAGTCAAACTGCTAAGTACAACAGCAAAAACAGAGCTAATGCTACTAAGGAATACACAGGCATGCGTAAATCTGTGGATAAGCAGATGAATAACATGCACGATGGTGTTATTTTTACTGCTAACTCAACTAGCAAAGGTTTTGGCAAGGCTATGGGCAAGATGCGCTCATACGCTAAGGACGCAATGGGTGACACCATTGATCAACTTAACCGTGGTATTAAAGGCATCGACAAGGTATTGAGTCAATTTGGCGGTAACGGTAGCGTCATCAAGACGGTTCACTTTGCACAAGGGTCTGACGCTAACGGTCGCTTGACGCAAAATACTCTTTCAGTTGTCAATGATGCGACTAGCGGTCCACGTCAAGAGGCTCTTGTCTCACCAAGCAACGAATTGTACTTCCCTCATGGTGACAACGTTCATTTGATGATTCCTCGTGGCTGGGGTGTCTTGAACGGCACTCAGACGCAAGAAGTCGCTAGAAAACGTGGCATTCAGCACTTTGCCAAAGGTAGTGGCGTAAGTCATAGCCAATTAAGAAAGATTGCATCACATGCGCTTGCTGATCCTGCTAAGAGCTTTGCAGATATGTTCACCAAGAACATCAAGGAAAGCGGACCAGTTCTGCAAAAAGGAACGGTCGATCTTGGCAAGAATGCGTCAACTCACTTTGGTAATCCTTGGAGTACTGCTATGTGGACTGTCATCAACAATGCGATTGGTGACTCCACTGGCAAGGGTGGTACTCGTGAGCAGTTTTTAAAATATGCTGAATCAACATTTGCTGGTGTGCCTTATCAAATGGGTGCGGCAAGCAAGAGATTATCCGACTGTTCTGGTATGGTTATGCAGGCTCTGCACAAATTTGATATCGATATCGGTAGAACTACTGTCGCAATGCAAAACAGTTCTGGTGTTAAGTACCTTGGTAAGTCATTGAACAACACTATCCCTGGCGACCTGGTCATCTTCGGGCATGGGACCGGAGCCGCAGGGCATGTCGGGATCATTAAGGATCCTAGACGTGGCACCATGTTTAACGAAACGCCACCAAAGGCTCGTGTAACTCGAATTGCTGATGATAAAGGCATGGGATATGGCTACTACAGAGTTAAAGGCTTGCACAATGCCGCTCCATCACACAAGGTGCAAAAAGCTGATAAGCGTTTGATTGCACTTGCTAAACAAGAATTAGGTCACAGTGCTATCAAGTGGATCAAAGATCATTTAGGTGATGACTTTGGTTCTCTTGGTAGTTTTTCTATTGGCGGTGATTTACGTGATAGAGCAAGAGCATTAGCCGGTGGCTTGAAGAAGTTAGACCCACGAGCAACTAAGAATGGTATTGCCGCTATTTTGGGTAACTGGAATTTTGAATCAGGTGGTTTAAACCCCGGTGCAGTTAACAGCAGCGGTGGTGCTTCCGGTTTAGG